CTTCATGCTTCAGCATACCTTTTGGAAGTGTCTGAAGTAAGTGAGATAACTGCCGCCGCATAGCGTTAATAGCCCGCTGCGGGTCTTTCATCATAGTAATCACGCCGAACCAGTTATTAAAATTATCATCCCTGTATGCACCAAACTGCACAAAAGGATAGCGTTCCATTTTGTAGTCCGAAACACCCACTTCCATTTCAACCATACCAGAGAAGATGGAGTACTTGTAAACCTTCTTCACCCCATACTGTGCCTGGATGGTCGGGTATTCCTCTTTGATCTTCTTAAAATCTTCAGCAGTCACCCACTGCGATTCATTGTTAACTGGATTAATAAACCAATAACCACCCATATAGTCAACCCACCAGCACTCGATGATCCTATACAGATCATTAAGCTGATTAAAATACTCCGGCATGTCAGACCGCCGACCACCACCTCCGACCATTGTCACATCTATCCCTGGCCAGAAAGTAGCTATATCTTCCAACGTAACCCACTTCTCAATAAACACAAACCTGGCATCAGACAGGTCATATTCCCTCGAGTTAGGATCAACAAAGAAGTGACCGCCTTCAATTCGCTTGCACTTGATCTCAGGTTTGAACGGGTTTGTCTTATCAATATAAAAGTAAAGCAACGACCTACCCGACTTAACCGTATGCTCAAAAGCATCAAGTTCTTTCCGGTTAAGCTTTAACTTCTTTCTGAAATGCTTATAAGCCCCTGTCAACAACTCAACCAAGGACTCATCTTCACTGCCGACGGGGAGTAACTTAATCTCCCTCCTCGACTGTGCAGCCATACCAATCAGCATATCCACTTTCGGCTTAACTTCGTTATAGACAGTCGCTGGCCTTTTCTGCTCGGCCAGCGCCTCTAAAGCCTCAAGCGTATCCTGCTCCCCAGCATAGAATCTATAATCCTCAGCACTCAGATCCCTATACCGTGTCTCAGGCAGCGAGGTTTCCACCCTACCCAACCATGTGAGTAGTTTATTATGTGTACCCTGAACTTCACCAAAGGGCATAGTATCGTGCTGCATTAGCGTCTCCAGAAAGGGTAAAATTTATACTTTCTTAACTAACCATCCAGGCATGTTGGCCGAGGTTTCTCTGGGCTTGCCGCCGGCGCTTCTTTTTTGCTACCTTGTCTTTGTGGTTCCAGATGCGCCCGGCTATGGTATCAAAATACTCAGTGATGCAAAGGGCATCTGCTATATTTGGAGAAGCAAGACCGCGCTCTTTCATTTTCTTCTTGCTTTCAATGACGTAAGCGCCATTGTTGTCGAACTCGTATGTTGGTTGCGCAAGTTCATTGCAGAGTTCTTCGCCGAGGTGGATGTCTGCACCAGCGATTTTGACTGTTGTATCAGGAAATGAATAGACTCCAGCCTGACATTTATCTCGCACTCGACACCAGAGTTCATCTCGAAGGCGATGGTATTTCATTATATCTGAACTGGCGGAACTGACATTGACACCGAAGACATGATTGCCAAAGTCATGTTTTTGTAGCCAGTCACAGACACCAGCGCCGACGCCGATCTCGTCAATACCGATGCCTTGGGCTTCTTGCTCGTGAAATGTTTGCTTGATGAAGCCGCCGAAGTTAATAGTGTTCATTCCTCTAAAGTCTTCCCAAGGGAAGATTCTAAGGCCTTTTCGAGGAAGTATAATCGATGCATCTTCTCCATAGCGAGCGACATCGACTCCCAGATATAATGGTTCATCCTCTGCAACAAGAACGTCAGTTCCGATGCACTGCTGCGCCCATGATAAGGGTATGAGAGTCCGTTCGCTGTCAAGAGGGCATTCTCCCATGACGCGAATTCTGAACACGTTGGAGTCTTCACCATATTTCTGTCGAAAATAATCGACCATTTCCTGTTTAACATTGGAAGACTTTCTGGAATCCCAGTGCAATCGTGACCAGGCTTTCTTAATTTCACTGTGGTATTGAGAGTCATAAAAATATCCCTGGTTTTTATTCATGTTGCCGATCATGAGGCAGCGGTTGTCTTCCTGAGTCATCGCACCTTCCAAGGGAAGGAAGACCGGATCTGGAACGCCGGATGCCTCGTCAATGACTATGAGAAGGTGGTAGCCGTGGAAGCCTTGCAAGGTCTCTGCTTGGTCTTCCTTGGAGGCTTTAGCCGAAGTGGAAACAGCTCTAGCCCACCATTCCTTTTGAGCTGACTTGTGAAAGATCTTATCCTTTTGAATGACGAACTCGTCAGCTAGGATTGATTGCCTTGTCCATTTTGAAAGTTCTGCCCACAGGACGTCAGCTAACTGGTGGGCTGTTGGTGCGGTGCAGACGACTTTGGCATAGGGTCTGGTTATGAGAAACCAGAGTATAATCCAAGAAGCAAATGCATCTTTACCGGTACCATGACCGGAGCGAATAGACATACGCTTGGTCTTAGGGAACTTGATCAGCCCATCGGCTTGCTGTTCGGAAGGAGTTGCTTGGATGCAATCCTTCACGAATAGGAGTGGGTGGTCTCTCCACTCCCTAAGTTTTTGTAGGATGTTATCTGACATGCTAGATGTCTTTCAGTTTCTTTTCCAACTCTTCAGTTTTTGCCGCCTGACCCTTTTGGTAAGGCATCCATTCGCAGTAGAAACCATGTTCTGGAACTGCATCGTCGTCTTGGAGAAGAGGGACAGAAGTTCTTCCAAAAGACTTGCCGTTGGAGTCGAATCCTCCGATATTAATACAGCGATCTCCCCAGACATGGCATACCAGTGCAGGTATTTCCTGGCCGTAATGCGAAATTGCTGTATCATTCTTCGCAGGTGTAAAAAGAACTACTCTTCCTATGGTAGGTTTAATCATTTTCTCTTCCTTTATTGACCAGGTTTAGCAAGTGTACTGCCAGTAAAGCCGCTGACAGCGTCATCGATTGACTTTGAACGCTTTTTAGCATTGAGTTTGTCAGCAAGACTGGTTATATCACTGGTTCCCGTAGGATCAGGGGTTGTTGGTGTGCTGGTTTTGGTTACTGAATCACTGGGAGTAGCCAGACTAGCAGAACTGCGCATATTTTGCAGTCTTGCTTCAGCTTTTGCCTTCTCCTCAGGGGTCATTTGCGCACGCATCTTCTCAACGAGGTCGTCTGCCATGGTTTTTCCTTTACTTTGTGGCAGCCCGAGTCAGGGCGGGCAGCGTTAGTGGAGGCATCACCAAGCTACCCACTCGGGCCGCCTGTTTAGAGGATATATTTCGAGTAACAATGCATGAAATCTGCCATAGTCCCGGCACCTTTTGGTGTGTTGTACCACTGTTTCCAGTATTTTGCCATTTCAAGTAAGTTATTTCCCGGAGGAAGAGGCTGTTTGATACTGAGATACTTAATTCGAGCCATGATAATGGCAGTTCGAAGGTTGTATCTAAGCTCTTCGACCTTGAAATCCTTGGTATACGGGCACCTTCCAGAGAATCTATCTATAAGATCATGGAAAGTGAACGGTTCCATCTGGAAAATGCCCAAAGCAGGACCTTTGCCGAGTTGCTTGATATAAGTTCCAAGTTGAGATTCAGTCGCTGCAGTCCCCATGAGTAGGTTAGAAGCGTCTGTGGAATACAGATTAACTTCAATCAAGATATCGTCGATTAATTCTTGCAATTGGTATTTATTAATGCTCATCTTAAACTCCTACAAGTCAGGAATGTAATTCTCATCATCGTAATCAGCAGTGATTTGCTTCACAGACGTATCAACATCTATATACTGACCAGGTGTCGGTCGACTGACAGCTGCGTCTTCTTTTTCAAGTTGAATTAAATATCCCAGAAGACCCTTAATCTCTGTCGGCTTGCCGTCAAGAACAAGTTCTTTATCTTTAAGAACTTTAAAAGCAAGCACTAAATCCCTGAGTGGAGCATCTGCAATCTTCTCAGGAGTAATCGCTTCCAGTACTCTGCACTGAAGTTCCGTTAACTGCAGGGACTGCAGGACACGATACTGTGTTAGCAGTGGTTGCTTTGCTTGAATATCTGCAATGCGTTTGCCTAAGGTAATCGGAGATATACCAAGTTCCTGAGCAACTTCCTTCTGCGTATGCCCTCTTGTAAGAAGGTCAATGGCAACGTCTGTGTCTATTTCAATCTGAGGTCTTCCCATTGTAAGTCCTTTAAAATGATCTGGTTGACCGAACCAGGACAGCCAACCAGATCTGCTCCTCAGGTCGGGGAACCATTGGAGTTATTGAGTAGGTGCCTTCACAAACAGAGCAAATATCCCAGCGACGGTTGTGGTTATGACTGAGCTAGCAATGCTGGCCATCGCGGGACTGAAGACAGAAGCAATGACTACTGCAACCGTGATCACAGTAACACTGCCGACGATAGCTATATAAATCGACTTGTCCATGCCAGCCTCACTTGTTGTTATTGATCGCCTGGATCATGTTTTGAACTCTAAGAGATTGCTCGTACAAAGTGGCACCACTTGCTTTTGCTTTAAGCAATTGATCCAACTTCCTCGATTCCTTAATCGCTAAAGCAACTTCAGGAGCGACTGCAGGCGCTGCCATGACAGCCACCATGCCACCAAGTGGAACAGCGACCTCAGAGATATATTCATGGTAATATTGACTTGTCTTGTTCCAGTCGATCTTGCTGAACGAACTCGCGAATCCGCCAGTAGTCGCACATCCGGAGGTAAAGAGCATCAGCAAGATTGCTAAAACGATCCAATTGACCTTGAACTGCACATGCAGCTTTTTCATTGACGTGCCTCCATTGTTTGTTTGAAGTTAATTGCCTTTTCATTTCTTCATCACCGGGAGATCACAACCCTTAAGTTGATGAATCGTCTCCGTCTTCGCCAACCGAACCTCGTGGTCATTTCTGCTTTTATACAACTCCTCCACGTTTAAGCATATAGCCTTAACCGTCTGAGCCACCGGAGCTATCACAGTCTTGACCAGATAAACAATCGCTCCCACGTTAGCTAAGCCAACTGCACCAACTGCCACCGTTTGCCAGGTTGTCGAAGCCTCTACCATTGTCAATGTCCTTACGTTAATGGAAGTAGTTGTTTATCACCCAGGGCCTTAACCACTTTCAACTTCAGATGCTTGTCAACCAAAACACCCATTCCTGCAGTTGTCAATACTTATTTTACAGGTACCTTGTTAAGATTGAAACTTTTTTATAGATGCCCATTAACACCGCCTTCCCTTCCAAGTCGGGTGGGCGGGAGGGTTACCTCTCCACTTACATCTCCCTCAGAAAGTATAATTTTTATATTTTCTGCTTGACTTTTAAAGTTGATATGGGAATGTCTGGTTTGAAAGAGGAGGATGGACGATGGGAGAAGCGTTTCTACCATATTCGACCTTAGTTTGAGAAGCGGGAGTGTGATCGGAAGGCCGTTCCAAATGTTTGACTGTGTTTTAGGAAGTGGGAGGAAGGCGGAGAAGCGTTTCCACCTATTCGACTGTTTCTTTACCAGTAATTACTTTTGAATTTTCTACTCGAGTATCGTGGAGAGGTGATCACCGCGCCTGGGGGGTGGGGAGGGGTCTAGGGGGTGGGTCTTGATGTGGTTGTGGAGTTATTTATATATGATACTGACTCTCCAAGATGATTGGTTATTATAAGGTAATGACTCCCGCCTTGCAATGGCGGGATTATGGCGGGTAGGCGGGGTTGTGGCCTGATTAGGGCGGGAGTCAAAGAGTGTGCCAGAATGCGTAGAATGGCCATGAATGCGGGTTTAGAGAGTTTGGCATGGTAACTGCACTAGCATTTGGCCGAACATGCGGCACTCGGGTAGCACACACACAAACTCACACACAGGGGATAGGGCATGGATGAACAAAGGGCACTGGATAGGGCACGGGCACTGCTGAAGAGAGTATTCTGGGGTACTATCCCGGCTGAGGTAGAGTTCGACTCGGACGGGACTGATATGGAGCAGGTATCCTGGGATACCCCGTTAGGCAGGATTACTGTGGTAATGGCTCCGGACAAGTGGTAAACCAACTAACCGGGCTGGGGACGAGTACCCAGCCCTACAAGGAGAACATCATGGCTAATGCAACAGCGACCGACAAGAAGCGACTGATCACATGGGCACCGGACTATACCGCACTGACGTTGAAGGCCACAGTATCCATTGGGGTAGTGGACGGGAAGGAAGTGACGGAGAGTCATGTCTGGGACTTGAAGGAGTTCACCCCCAATATGGACTGGAAGAAGGCCACTGACCTGGAGAGAGGGATTGTGTATAACGGGTTGAAGCAGAGACTGGCGGATAAGGCAGCGGTTGGTAAAGATGCAGAGTATACGGCCAAGGAACGGCTGGATATGATGGTTACGCTCGGGGAGAAGCTGCTGGAGAGCGGGACGTATGCACTACCTGGGGCAGGTGGGGGTGGGTTGACGGCTGAGGCCAATTGGGAGAAGGCGTACAAGGGCGCACTGAAGGCCATGATGGACAATGGGATTCCTGAGGCGCAGGCACAGAGTATTGCGGCAGTGGCTGCGAGTAACCAGCACCCGAAGGCTAAACAGGCAGTTATGCTGGCAGATTTGGCCGAGTATAGGGCTGAAGGGACTACGGCTGAGAGACGGGCCGAGTTGAGTGCTAAATACCCGGCGGTACCTCAGTTCACTCCCGCTACCGAGATGGTTCCCGCTACGCCAGCAGCGGTAAAGCCCACGCAGAGCGAGAAAAAAGCAGCCCGGAAAGCCGCCAAGAAGTAGCACCTAGCAGGGTGTAATCACAAGGGTCTGGCCTGTAAAGGTCAGGCCCTTTTTCTTTGCCCTGTTGCCAAGCAACAGGTATCTCCCTCCCACAGGCATCCGTTTGCCCAGCATTTGACCTTCCCTCAGCCACCCACCTATCCCCACCTGATTGGTAACGGTAACGGTAACGGTATGGTAACAGCATCAGTAAAATCCTCTGATATCCCCATTCCCAAATTATCCTTTCTTCCATTGTGCTCCAGTTGATTGTTGGTCGCT